TGCTAAGTAATCAACTTAACGAGGTAATTATGACAATAAATACTGATCATGTAAACAGTAAAGGGGGCTTCTATGGCTGAACCCGCTTTATCGAATATATCCCCAATAAGACCTGGTTTGCAGGTCGTGGAGCGTCGAGTGGTCGATACCGATAATGGATATACCAGAATCGCTAACGAACTACTGGAAGCTATCGCAAGTGCCGATTTAACCGCTAGACAATTAAAACTCATGCTGGCTTATGTCAGAAAAACCTATGGGTTTAATAAGAAAATGGATCGTATTGCCGACGAGCAAATATCTCAGTTAACAGGACTGTCTCGGCAGAACGTTAACAAGGCAAAAAAAGAACTAATTTCAATGAATTGTCTGATAGTTGAAGGGAGTCAAATCGGGATTAACAAAGAGGTTTCGGCGTGGCGTTTCAGTAAGTGTCTCCAAGTTAGTAACTTTGTCTCTAAACCAGAGACAAAAACTGTCTCTAAGTTAGAGACTTTGCCTGTCTCTAAACCAGAGACACACAAAAGACATTCTTCAAAAGACAAGAAAGACAATAATTCTACGTCCGAGAATTCTGACGAATCCTCTGACTCAAATAATAAAAATAAAATCGTTCTTCGTGATGGGGCAGCAGTTCAAACTACGAATGGCAACAAGTGGGGAACCGACGACGACCTGAAAACTGCTGAGTGGATATTTTCAAGAGTTAGAAAGGTTTCACCGACTGCCAAGCAACCCAATTGGGCTTCATGGGCCAACGACATTCGACTCCTACGAGACGCTTTGGAAATTAACCATCAAGAAATCTGCCGAGTATTCAACTGGGCCAACAAAGACCAATTCTGGCAGACCAATATTCTCAGTCCCTCAAAGTTGCGCAAGCAGTGGGACACGTTAAGCGCCAAGATGCTTCAGCAACCGAACCACTCTCCGGTGCATTGTGCAGCCAAGCCTGAACCCCACTGGAACAGCAAAGAATCATGGGAGGACGTAATTTGAATCAGCTAATCAGAGCCGTGGCCAATCGTGACAGCAGCGCGCTATCTCAGATTGCTAGTCAATACCCTGATAAACCCTCGCAGGGAGTTGTAAACGAACAAGCAGAGCAGCTCGTAGACACTCTGTTCAGACAGTTCAGACAGGTATTCCCCGCAGCTTGTGCGACCAACCTGAAAACCCCGGCAGACGAAAGCGCCGCGAAAAAACAGTGGATACTCGCCTTTGCCGAAAACGGAATTACCAACAGAGAGCAGTTGCGAGCAGGTATGCAGTGGGCGCGGAGCAAAGATACACCGTTCATGCCGTCACCTGGTCAATTCATCGAGCAGTGCAAGGCGGGTATCTGCAAAGCGGCAGGGTTACCTGACCAACAGGACCTGTACCGAAAGCTGATGAAGTATTGCGCCGAGCGTGGTTTCTACGAATGTGCTGAGAACTACCCATGGGATAGTAACGCTGAATTCTGGATGGTTACGGACCTGTATAACCAGATGCGAGCACTAAACCTCACCGAGTCGGAAGTAATGACCCGCTGCGGTAAGCAACTCAAGTCTATGGCATCACGCATTAATGCTGGCGAAGATATTCCAGAACCACGCAAGCAAATCCCTATCCTCAGCATCCCAACCAGTTGTGAATCGGCGAAGTCACACATCGCTGATATTCGCGCTAAGTTCGGACTGCGGGGCCGCAATGCCTAAGCGAAGCAAACTAACCCAGCAAGAAGTCGATTATATCCTCAGAGTGTCTGGCAAGGTCCCGCTCGCATACATGGCCAAGCACCTAGGCTGCTCTATCTGGACCGTATGCAATCACGCAAATAAACACGGCATATCTACCCGAGTGCCTAAATCGATTATGACCAAACACTGGCCCGAGTTCTGTCCTGAACGCTGGCTAAACTAACCCCAAGGGATCCCCAATGAAACCATTTAAGAATGCGGTTATCTACCGACTGACCCGTGACGCCATTAATCTGGAAACCATGCAGGAACAGCTTGAAAGCTGTGCGTTTAAACCGTGCGGATCGCAAGACAAAATCTCTATGGGCTGGGTGCCGCCGATGGGCAGCGGATTCGAAAGCCTGGTTCACATTGCTAACGGTCAGGCATTAATCACCGCGCAGACCGAAGAGAAAATCCTGCCATCAAACGTCATCAAAAAGCATCTCGATGCGAAAATTGAGAAGCTGGAAAACGAGCAGCAACGTAAGCTGAAGAAGTCTGAGAAAGATGCCCTGAAAGATGAAGTCATTCACACGCTACTCCCCCGTGCTTTCAGCCGTGAATCTCAGGTAAGAATCTGGCTGAATCCAGCTAAATCACTGGTGGTCGTTGATGCTGCAAGCGCCAAGCGCGCCGAGGATGCTCTGGCGCTACTGCGTAAAAGCATTGGGTCGCTACCAATCATCCCTATGAATATGCAAACACCACCAGAAGTAACTATGACCGAATGGGTAAGTTCTGGCTCGGTGGGTAATGGATTCACGCTACTCGATGAGGCAGAACTGAAAGCCACTCTCGAAGATGGCGGTACCGTTCGTTGCAAGAAACAAGACCTCGTTAGCGATGAAGTATCAACTCACATCGAAGCGGGTAAGCGCGTTACCAGTGTTGGCCTTGATTGGCAGGAACGCATTCAGTTTTCTCTCACTGACCAGGCGCTACTCAAGCGCATTAAATTCACCGACACGCTACTTGAGCAGAACGATGATATTTCGCGCGAAGAACCCGAGGCTCGGTTCGATGCTGACTTTGTGCTGCTTACTGGCGAACTGGATTTGCTGATTGATAGCTTAATCACTGCCCTAGGTGGCGAATCAGAGTTCTAACCCCGCAGAACAGGAATTCCCATGAAAAAACTCAGCACCACACAGGACCTTCTATTCCACGACATGAACCAAGGCCATAGTATTTTCGAGCGCTACTGGAAATCATCATCGCTACCTCCACGCGAGCGACACATCAACAGGCCAAGGCTGGGTTATCGTCGAGACAAAGTGCTATCTCGTCTTCTCAACTTAGAGATGCAAGCAGCCGTCGAGAGAGTCAGCAGTTATTCAGGCGAGATGATAGCTAATGTTTGCAAAGAGCTTGGATTGCCTAACCCCCACACCGCTTAAAGCGGTTTTTTATGTCAGTAGGAGAGGGATATGACACCAAATATTAACTACAAATACTCAGTGTTTCGCGAAGACGCCATGGAGTACCTACTGAAGAACGTGGAGCAATTCCCGAAAGAAGTGCCGGGGAAAATATCCATCTCGATATTCCAAGGCTGGCGATGGGTCGAGTCACTGGAAGGTGAGATTATCTTTGCAGATTGTATATCGCCTTGCATCACCGCTAAGGACTTGCAGGAGCGTCGTGAAGGGGTCGCAGAAATATGGAATTCCCAATAACCCCTAATCGCTAACACTAAACAGTAGCGGGCTTTTCTTGTTTGGCCTTAACCATTTCAGGAAGAGTGAATGAATAAATCAGGAATACCTCTGTAAATCCAATCATCTCTTCTGCTTCGTGTGCAGTAAATACCTCATCTGAATGAATAGCGTTATTAGAGTCGATTCTTACTATATGAGCCCAATCTTTCATTTGTTCAGTGATTTTACCTTGAGCGTGGAGCATTGAGATTCGTTTCGAAAGCTGCTCTTTGCCTAATTCATCTCCAAGGATAACTTTTGTAGATATGTCTATTACTTTACGGCATAGCATCACCGAAGTTTCATAATTGCTGCGCTTGAAATTATCTTTCGCTTCGACAAAGAATTTTGCAGCCCTATCAGGGCAACTTTCTGGGGCGGAGTTTATTTCTGGTTTTGGAAAATAATCGATGAGTAGAAAGTGTCGGGAGTCAGGTAATGAATCGTCACTTCTGCCTCGTGTGTAATCTAGAGGTGATTGCTCGACGAGGGTAACAACATTTGCAGACACTGGATTACCACAACTTCGGCAAAGAAAGCTTACGCAATAATTTTCTTGGGATTTGGCAATTTGTCCAAATGCAGTTAGTACAGCCTTATCTCTAAGACAGTGAGGGCATGTTATATCTAAAGTGAGGATACCCATGAATTTTTCCCATTTATCTAATGAAATTACGAATTGCCTTTTATCGGCAGACCGGCCAGAAGTTAAGCTTATGCAAATTTACCAGTCTTCATCTGAAGATCAACGATTAGTATTTTTAGCGGCGATGGTTGGTAAGGTTATTGAACAAGATAGGATAATTAAACATCGAAAAGGAGAGTAACCATTGCAATTCGACCTGGTGAAACATCCGGGCGGCGTATTCTCTCCAGCAAGTGAAATAGACCTCGAAAGACTCCAGCGATTCAAAACAGGCGAAACCTACACCGCCGAAATCAAACTAACTCGTAACCCTCAATTTCATCGCAAGGTGATGGCCTTCTTCGGCTTTTGCTTCGAGCACTGGTGCGCTAATCGCTCCGGCCTTGAGCACATGGATGAACACAGCCAGTTTGACCGGTTCCGCAAGGACTTAACCATATTGGCAGGGTTCTATGTGCAGACGGTGAGATTAAACGGCGACATGAGGGTTGAGGCTGAGAGTCTGGCCTTTGCCAACATGAAGCAGGATAGGTTCGAGAGTGTCTATAGCGCACTGATTAACGCCGCCATTAAACACGTCTTTGCTAACACCAAAGACCAATCAATTCTCAACAGGCTACAAGCCTTTTTCTGAGGAAGTGTGAAGAATGAAATCCAGAAAATACCAGCCCTATACGGGTGAGGAAATAAAGAAAATTAAGGAGATGGCTGGCAAATTCACTTGTGCCGAAATGGCAAAGGAGATTGGCAGGAGCACCAGTTCTGTTGCCACTTTTTGTAGCGATCACAACATATCTACCAAGCTGACAAATAGCGAGTTGAGCGATATAGATTCATCAATCATCGATTGCCTGAATTACAGCACGTTCATCAAGGGTTCAGAGTGTAAGGCAGAGACAGGCCTGAAGGATGGCGTATTTAAAAACGCGATCGCCAAGCTGATAAAAATTGGGCGCGTCGAGTATTCAACCATTCGAGAAAAAGGTCGAATCTTTCGCGTGTACCGGCTATTGCCAGAAGTTAAGTTCGGTATATCAAGCCGACTGCAAGAATTTTATCAGTATATGCGAGGTAGCCATGCTTGAAACACTATGCACAGTCTGCGGCTTTCCTTCAGAAGACGGCAGATGGTGTGAAGCCTGCGAGGCGATATATCAGGCTAAGGATCCGAACTTTTACGATTTAGGAGGTGATAGTGGTCAAGGCCAAGAAGCCGAAAAACTGCCGAATATGTAAGTCAAAATTCTCCCCTAGCAAATCTACTCAAATCGTCTGCTCAACTTCCTGCGCAATTCAACACGGAAAAGCCCAATCAGCAAAACAAGCTGAGCGGAAAGCTATTGCCGATAGAAAAGCGCATCGAGAAAAGAAAGCTGATTTGAAGCCATTAAGCCACTGGCTAGGAATGACTCAGAGAGTTTTTAACGATTTCATTCGATTGAGAGACGGCGAAGTATGCATCAGCTGCGGCAGTCAAACGGCAGTCAGTTATCACGCAGGACATTTCAGGACTACGGCCAAGGCCAAGCAGCTCAGGTTCAACGAGGACAACTGCCACAGCCAATGCAGTGCCTGCAATACACATCAATCTGGAAACATTGGTCCGTACCGCATCAACCTGATAGCGAAAATAGGCCCTGAGAGAGTCGATGCGCTCGAAAGTAACAATGAGCCACACCGATACACCAGAGAAGAACTTGAAGAGCTTAGGGCGCACTACAGGCAGAAAACCAGAGAGCTAATTAAGCAGAGGGAGGGTAAATGAAATTCATTGCACGAATCCTTAACCACTTCTCACCCATAACCCCAACAGTCCAGTACAAAACCCCACAGAGTTACCCAGCCCAACCCGGAAATAAGCGGAGGAAGAAGTCATGTCGCGTGAATTAACCAAGGAACAGCAGGATTGGCTTGAGCAATGGCTGGAGTTATGGGGCGCATGGGTTTATTCAGGTCGCTTAGAAAAGCGTATGAGCAGCATGATAGCCCAGTGGATGGAAAGTGTTGAGCCAAGCGGTTACCCGACAAGGCCCATGTGTAATGATGATGACGGAATGTTGATTTCTCAGGTCGTAGATTCCGTTCTCAAAATTGACCCTAAAGCATTTGGCATACTTCTTAGTTACTACGCTCACGGCTCAACTGAGCACGCAATAGCATCCTACAGCTACAAGACTGCAAAACCACGCAAGATCGCAACAAGGGGAGGGAATAAATTAAAGCGTCCGTCCATGTCAACTTGCCGCCGAGAGGTGAGAGAGATATTGGAGGTAAGTAGATATATGATTTACTTCCCGCTGCTAAATGAGATGAATAATCGAAAACGTGTAGCTAAGGTGCAAAAAGTTGCTTAAAACGTGTTGACACGAATGAACAAATGAGCAACAATAAGTAGGTAAGCTGCCTTTAGTGACTCTTAAGTTCACAAGGTGGCTTTTTTATTGCAACAGATAAGCCTTCTGACGGGTTACTGCTCGTGTTGTGAAACAGAGGGCTTTTCGTTGTGATGAATGTGAATTTCAGGGTATTGACGCATTAATTACATTGTTGTAAATATTATGCGCCGCCTATAAACCCATCCGGTTAATCACGCATTAGGGCGGTAGGATACAAAAGACTGCCTGTGCTTTTGTGTTCTTGACTACAAAGACATGGTAAGAACGCATTGCCATGCACCCAACCAGAATTTAAGCCTCACATAAGTGGGGCTTTTTTTTAACATTAATTTTGCAATTGCTGAGATTTGTCCTATGGTTAAATTATAGCGTTGAAGGTTAAGGATTATTTCTCATTCATGCATGAAAGCCGCTATACCATTTAGCCCTCGGATGGATTCGGGGGTAATTCCTGAATAAAGATTTTTATTCGCCCTCACCCCGAGGGTTTTTTTATACCCAAATTTCAAGGCTTCACTTCGGTGAGGCCTTTTTTATTTCACCGCAAGTCAATCCCATTATCCCACACAGATATTATCAAGTGACAGGCGGTGAATCCCTACTGTAAATCCCCGTCCGGGGGTAACTATGAAGAAACAGACTATGCAAGAGCGTCCTGACTTTTGGGCTGCTATGTTTGCGTGGCTGGCGACACACAGAAATGAAGCTGGCTACTCTGCATTAGCCTTTGTCATGTCCATTCTTGCTACATCAAGAAATAAGAAGGCCGAGTGGAAAGACCGGATCGCCGGCGCTTTGATGTGCGGAATTATTTGCTTCTTCGCCAAGTCAACTCTTACAGCCTTATTCGCAATATTCAACTGGCCTTTCGCCCCGGACCTGTGCTGGCCTATCTCGGCCGCAGTCGGTTATATCGGCGTTGACCCTATCTTCAATTTAGCTCGCCGCAGAGTAGGGCTTGATGACGGAGCAAACAATGCTAACAGTTAATCAACTCGCTCAAGCAGTGGGGCTATCGGATAGTGACGCCGCTCTATGGTTGCCACACATCCTTAAGGCAGCAGATAAGTACCAGATTAATACCTCGCTACGCTTAGCTCACTTCCTCGCGCAGATGGGCCATGAATCAGGTGGATTTAAACATCTGGTCGAAAACCTTAACTACAGCGAGCAAGCATTAATTTCAACGTTCAGCACTCGCATCATCAAGTCGCAAGCCAATCTCTACGGGCGCAACGCTAGACACCCGGCCAATCAGCAGATGATAGGCAATATTGTTTATGCTGGCCGGAACGGTAACGGCGATATGCGAAGTGGTGACGGGTATAAATTCCGTGGTCGTGGCCTGATTATGATTACCGGTCGGAGTAATTACCGTGCCGTGGGTTATGAGCAATCACCCGCAGAACTGGAATTACCGGACGGTGCTGCAATGAGTGCTGCTGCATGGTGGTCACAACATGGATTAAATGAGTTAGCCGATAAAGACGACGTGAAGGCAATCACTAAAGTCATCAATGGCGGCTATAACGGTTTAGAAGATAGGCAATCCCGCTTAATCAAATCTAAGGGGATTCTATGCTCAAGTTAATCAGTTTATTCCGTAACCTTGCGAAGTACATTTTACCTGTAGCAATCATGCTGATGCTATGGGGCCTGAACGTCCGTAACACTCAACTCTCAGCCACTAACGACCGGTTAGAAAAACTAGCAGACAGTAAAGACGAACAGATAAACAATCTCCGATCCAAAAACGACAATCTGGCCGATGGCGTACAAGAACTCACTGAGGCAGTCACCAAGCAAAATGCTGTAATGGCTGACGTACTCGCTCAACGTGCCGACACCGCAGAACACAACAGAGAGTTACAGAATGAAATTAAACGCTATCTGGCAACTGATAAGTGCGCCTTGTCTCCTGTTAATAGTGTCGCTGTTAGCAAGTTGCGCGAAGCCGCAGAAGACAGTCGAGTATCAAGCGGTAAAGGTTCCGTGTCTAGCAATACCAGCAGACCTGACCAGCCCACTCACTAAGCCAACGATAAGCGACTCGTTCACTTACGGCGACAGTGTGGCGCTCAATGCCGAGTTATTCGGCTTACTGAATCAGGCCAACATCGACCGGCAGGCAATCAGAACAATCGAGGCGCAACGCCAATGAAAATCATCCAGTGGCTAATCAGCCTATTCACCAAAGAGAGTAAACCCATGACCGATACCGCAGCAGTAACAGCAGCCGACCCCGCAGTAGCAGCACCAGAAGCAGTGAAAACTGACGTTGAGCAAGTGAAAACTGACGTCGAGTTATTCGAAGCCAAACTCAAAGAGCTTGTCACCACTGCCGGTAGTCAGGCTCACGCAGTATTCGACGACCTGTGTAAGCTTGCCAAGCAACTGATTTAGTAGCCAGAACAGAGGTCATTAACGTGACCTCGATTGTGGTTATTACCCGACA